CTAATGGGTTTAAAGTCTAAAGCATTAAGAACTGTAGATGATTTAACCCTGAAGCAAAGAAAGTTTATAGACATCTTGGTGGCTCACTGGGGTGAGATTACTAAAGGTGAAGCATTGAAGAGAGCTGGATACAATGCAAAAAATGATAAGAACTTTTCCGACATAGCAAGTAAATTAACTTCTAGAAAATTCAGTCCGCACGTAGTCAAATATTTGGATATGAAGCTTGAGAAAGCTTCCGCCAAGTTTGAAAAGGACAGACTCCGAAGATACAAAAGACTAGAAAAATACTCAGACGCTGCTTATGCAGATAAGCAATATGCATCAGCTATCAATGCAGAATTTAGATCAGGTCAACTTGCTGGTCTTTATGTTGATAAGAGAGAAGTCAAAGTATCAGGATTGGAGGGAATGTCACGTGCAGAGCTTGAAAAAAAACTCACAGAGCTATCAACTAAGATCGATGGATTTAACGCCAAAACGATCGAAGCTGAGCCAGAGACAGAAAAATTATCTAAAGGGTCATAATTGGACTTCCTTCATAACTATTTTTAATGAGGTGCATAATCCTGACCTCAAAATAAATATTGGTAAAGTTAATGTACAAACGAAAAAAAAGTAAATACAAACATGCTGTCGTTGGTGGTAAAAAGTATTACCTCTATAGAATAACGTGGATTGATCCGTGCGGTGACTCAGGTCATGCCGAGGCAACCGAGGTAAAGAAGTTATTGCCTGCAAAGATGATTACACAAGGCTATATCTTTGATAAGGACAAGAAAAACGTGTGGACATTTGCAAGTTACGATACAGAATCAGCAGTTTTTTCCGACCGAAATGTATTACCAAGATGTTTAATTCAGAAGATGGAAAAGGTAGATAACCGACCTGATTAAATATGAAAAAAAGAGAGTCAAAGCTCTGGCAAAGGATTAAGAAACATATTACTCAACCTCATTTTATTCGCGTAGAATCTAATACAATCAATGGTATTCCAGATATAAATGGTTGCTGGTCTGGTAAAGAATTTTGGATAGAATTGAAATCTGATAAGGTAAGTTATCCGAAGCTATCTAAGTGGCAGATTGTTTGGATAAACAAACGGATCTTAAATGGTGGAACTGTTATCATCTGCAATGAGACCCTCTTGGAGAAAAGTTTGAAACTGTACAGACCGTTATCCGCGATCCGTGATGCTCGTTTACTGAAACCCTCGTTTGTATTCTCGTTTCCCGTTAAGTGGCCCGCTGTCCAGGAGGCCATCTGGGAGCTCCTGCAGCTGGATGCAGCTGTAGCTGGTTCTCGTTCCCGTGAAGAAGACCAACGGATAGAGAAAGAACTAATGGATGGCACTGGCAGCGTAACAGCTCTGGACTTGGCAAGACAATAACTCTCGTGTATCCTCGTTCTCGGGGGCCAACTTTAATCTCATTGTTTCGTTGAGCCCCCTTCACGGCTGTGCTGGCAGCACACCTGTGTTCTCGTTCACCGAAGCTCGTTTCGTTATCCTCGTTCCTTTAAAGAACTGCCACCTGCAGCGTGGCACCAGCATCTGGATCTCCAGAAGCTGTAGCTCGTTCTCGTTTGAGGAAAGGAGTAGAAAGATTACCGAACAGTATAAAGCATCTCCCGCTGTCCAGGAGCTGGTAGAAAGAAAAGACTTGACAGCTGTCCCATCTGGTCTTATATACATTCAGGGCTAAGAAATGCGCAAACGGCGCGCTTGGCCCGTTAACAACAAACGAAAGGATAAACAATGAAGACTCATGTGATAAAGGATGACGGTACGGTGACCGTGATAGAAGGAAGAATAACAGAACTAAAGGCAATGCAAACGCTCGTCAAAGGACCAATTGAAATAGTAAACGCAGCCATGCCCAAGGCATCGCCTGCGCTGCCTGGCGGAGAGAAGCTAAAAGAAATGGTAGTGAATGAAGAGGGATTATTTAACAGCTCGTTCAAGACAAATGAAAAAGCACGCCAGTTAATAGCTGAAGGGCTGTGCACGCAGCTGGAAAACATACAGGACATCCGTGGTGATGTGTTCGTGACTGACGGATGGAGGATAGCGTAGTGCTCTCGCTATTCATATTGACGTTGCTCGTCTGGCCTCGGTTCATGCTGCCCGTGCTGGGCATCCTAATCTTAACTGGTGCTGGACTCTGGTGATGCAGGTAGCTCTGGTCTCGTCTCGTTTCAATGGAGTACATTAGAATGATTATAATCTATAAGTTCACAGGGGGCGCACCAGCTTCCAAGTTCCCTGATGAAAATAAGATTTGACAATGGTGTGGGATATGATAAGACATTAGGATTAACAACGAACAAAGGAAAGATAATGGGACTAGATCAATACGCACACATAAGAGATAAGCAAAGTGGACAGATGAAACAACCAGACTTTGACAAAGTCTATTCAGATAAGTACGAGCCAACTGTTCATGGTTTCGTATGGCGTAAGCACTCTCGACTTCAACAGTTTATGGAAAACATTTGGTCAGAGCAAAACCCTGATAGTTCTGAGGCAATGAACGGTGAAGATGAGTTGACGTTGACCAAAGACATTATAACCGACTTACGTAAAGAGATTGATAGTAACTACCATAACTCGTTTTGCAGTGGTGGTTTCTTTTGGGGACATCAGTTCCAAGAAGAGGCAGTCAAGGAATACTCGAAGCAAGACGTTCAGTTCTGTGATTGGGCTTTGGCACAAATAGAAAAGGGCGAGACAGTTGTCTATAATTGCTCGTGGTAAATCTTGCGTTGGTAATATTGTCGTTTATTAAAAAGGATAGGGGGAAAAGATGGGGGTCTTAGTTTGGTTCTCACCAGCAATAATTATCTACATATTATTATTGATGGATATTATAAGTTTCACAAACGTACTCAATTTGTTTTAGTTTAGTTCTTTGCTAGACCCATTATGGACAGACCCAAAATGGACACAAAGTTCTTGCTATTAATATAAGATTTAATAAGATACTTGTATTAAGTAAAAACTAACAAAAGGAAACAATGAGCAACGCAGTGAAAAAGCTAAAGCAAGACGAAAAAAAAGTAGTCTTAGCTTATGCTATGTTTAAACTCAAAGCTAATCGTTTAGCTAAAGAGTTAGACACAATGAAGCAAAATCTTATTGATGTATTCAATAGGACTAATCAAAACTTAATCATAGTACAAGATGAGCAAGGTGAAAGTTTTGGAGTGCAGAAAATCAAACGTAAAAGAAAAAAGTTTGAGACGGCTAACTTCAAGATTAAGCACAATGACTTGTTTAATCAGTTCTGTACTGAGATTGAGTACAACGAGTTTAAAGCAATCGGAGATAATAATGACAAGTAGTCTTATTAATATCTCTAAAGTATTAGCCGAGCAATCGGCTACTACTCAACTTACTGAGAACGCAACCATGACACCAGACGCAGTCAGTAAGTTAAATTATGAAGTGATGTACAAAATGCTAGAGGGCGAAGTAGAAAAGCTAATCATTGAGAACGTGGGCAACCCATTGATTGACGACTTCAAACAAAAGATTGTGCAGAAGTTCACATATCTAATACACAAGCTACAAAGCTAAGCTTATCGCGTAGCCCTTAGGGGCTACGCACCACACACCACACACCTATAGAGGTACCACACAACCCAACGAAATAGATTTAGATTAACCTGCGATTTTTCGCACCTAGAAAAAACGGGTACCTGACCAAGTCAGGGTTTATAGTCGGTCGAATAGAAGTAGTGTAGCTTCAAACGTTATGGTATAAAAAGGGGACCCAAAATGTTAAAATATATAGAAAAATGAATCTAGATCAATTAACAGATGATGAATTAAGAACCTTAATACTAAAGAAGCAGATTGAATTTATAAAATTATGTCAAGATGATTTCTTGTTGTTTGTTAAGGCTATGTGGCCCGATTTCATTTACAGGCAAACTAATGATCCTGATAAGTGGGGGCACCACCAAATAATATCAAATGAATTTCAAGACATCGCTAATAAAACATCTAAACGACTTATAGTGAATATGCCACCAAGGCATACCAAATCAGAGTTTGCATCATATTTGTTTCCTGCTTGGATGATCGGTAAGAATCCTAAGATGAAACTTATGCAAGTATCACACAATGCTGAACTTGCTTCGCGGTTCGGTAGCAAAGTTAGAAACTT